ACGAATGGCTTGGGTCAGATATATAAGTGATTGCTTTCATTACACAGTCTCCTTGACTTTAAGTTTACTAGAAGTTGGGTCGATAATCAGATCACGGACTCTCTCACGGTCAAGAGAGTCTCCATTACCCCAAGACTCTGGTTGAGCAGGACTAGAACAGATTTCTATATACTTAACAATAGCACGTTCAACGACTTCAACGCTGAGACCTTCTACAGGGTAAAGACCGTCGTACGCATAGAACGACAGAACGTAGTTGCGGAAGTTGGTGAACTCAGGGTTTTTTCTTAGACCGAAGTAGTTAGTAGCCATAGTCAAATCTCTCTCTCATTATCAGTTTATGTAGCTATTATACATCTTATCGAAACGTTTGTCAACACTTATTTTCAAAATAAGTTAATTAAATTTCCTCAACCGTGATTCGATACTTCTTACCGTTCATATCTATCACGTCCAAAGTCTTGTCGGTGGATAACATATACCCATCTATAGGCTCCAGATCCATCTTCACGTGACCTACCTCTCTGATAACACCCCCACACTCATTGTATCCGTCTTCTAACATTGCTGGTCTAATAATTGTGTGTGCGATGTAATCGCAATATGCCATACCATTCTTATTCATTATACATTTCCTTTCATTTTAGAGTAATATTCGTTTGCGTCTTTCCAGTTCATCCAGTCACCCTCACATGTCTCGACTAGAACTGAGTGGTGTTCTATAATCCCATTTGGGAACATCATCCAAGAAGTCACTTTCTGTTTCAGAATCCCATGAGCAGGGAAGTATTCACTGTACTCAGAAATCTGTTGAGCGTCCCAATTAACCCCATTGGTTCTCTCCAAATAGATTGGGTTCTCCCAATGTTCGAGGTAGTTAGATGGATCGAAATCAATCGCATCCACTAACGCGTCACTAATTATGTACTCATCAGAGTACTCGTCACGTACATTAATGAGAGACGCTAACTCACACCAGTAGCCTGGGTCTTGCGCCTCTTCTAAGGTGCAGTCGACGAAGTAGGTGTTACCACCCTTACACTTCCAGTGTTGAGGACATCTACCTTCACCGTCCCACGTATGGGCACCATAGTTCTCGCGTAGTTGTGTCTGGATAACAATTTTCATAATTTTTCTCTCAACTCAATTTGTATAGCTATTATACCACAGGGTTTCACAAAAAGCAAGGCTTTTATTTCTCAATCTCCACATGGTCAACCCAAGCAGTATCACGTTCAAGATAAGTATGACGATACCACATGGCATCGACAGCAGTGTCAAACATCTTACAGTTAATTAACTGGTCATTAACAACGTTTCTCAATACATATTTAATCATAACAATTCTCTCTCTCAACTCGACTTTATGTAGCTATTATACTTGTTTATGAAACAAATGTCAACACTTATTTCCATAACATATAGACCATTTTGTTATATACCTACCCCCTATATGCAAAAAGGTTCTAAAGAAAGATGATATATGCCTTGCAATATGTTCCCAAAAGGACTATAATAGCTGTACAAATTGAGTTGAGAGAGAGAATTGTTATGACTGATTATATTTCTAACCTAATGAACGACCTTGCGATGCTGATTGAGGCATCAGAGATTTACAGTGAAGCGGAGTACAATAGACAGTACTCTGCACTTATTAAGGAAATTACTGCCCTAGGAGGGTTTCAATAATGAATAAGGTTACCGTGATACACCAAGCGTTCGAGAAATTCCCTAAGATGGTTGCTGATGTTAATGTAGGCAAGCGTACTGGTGAGGAGGCATTGTCCTATGCATACTTGCGCACACAAAACCTGAAGGGTTCGTGGAGTCGTAAAGGTAATCCGGATTCTTCGGTAAACGTTACTGTGCTAACTTCGTTGCCAGAGATCGATGGCCAGACGTACGGACTACGTTCAACGTCAATGGGCGATATGATGATTCTCGGAAATTCGACTTATGAAGTTGCGCCAGTTGGATTCGACGAGGTCTTTACTGCGGATGTCTAATCTTTAGGGAGATGCTTCGCGTGGATCTTGCATCCAATGAACGCGTTGTAGAAATCATCTCTGAGTAGAACATCAAACTCAAACTGTAGTTTCGCCTCATAATAGGAACATTCTCCTTTGGTGCGACACAGTTTGAGTACTTCTCGTTTGTAGTTGTCCCCACCATTCTCTTTTACTAACGTCTTCAGTTCTAGGCTAGATCCATAGTACTTCTTCCAGTCCGACACTACTCGCGTCTTTACTTTACGCTTTCGTGTCTTCGTCACTGGCAGTGTTTTAGGTTTCCAAAAGAATTTCTTTCCGATGTACTTCTTGCCCGTGTTGAGCTCAGTAATCAGATAAACGAAACCCTGAAAGTCTTCGAGGAAAGACTCTTCAGGGTCAAAGGGGGTATTTTCAAATGTCCAGTTCATACACCTACTTATAGGTAGGATAACTCACTCTTCTTCGGATGACTCAGCTTCAATGTCCGAACTACACATAGGACAGTGACGTGGGATGTCATCTTCGTATGGTACCCGAACAATCGTTTGAATATCACATATGGGACAGTCAATAGTATACTCGATTTCCATTACGATTCCTCTTGTTCCAGTTCATCCCAACCGAAGTCTTCACCTTCCATACCATTCGCGGAATATTCTGTAACACGTTTCTCAAAGAAGTTGTCGTGTGATGCTCCGTTCAGTACCCAGTCCAACCAAGGTAGAGGATTTGTTTTTTGTTTGAATGAAGGTTTCATACCTAACTGAAGTAGACGACGATCCGCAATATGACGAATATAGTCGCGGACTTCTTTCTTAGTTAGACCCTGTACCTCATTCCCTTTAAATGCAAGTTGAATGAACTTGTCTTCTAGTGCAACAGCATTCTCAGCCATCTGGTAGATCTTAGACTTCAGTTCGTCGTTAACGACCCGTGGATGCTCTTCGCAGAACTCACGGAATAGTTTCGCGTTACCTTGTACATGAAGAGTCTCGTCGCGGATTGACCACTCGACGATTGTTGCCATACCCTTCATCTTTCCAAAACGTTGGAAGTTAAGTAACATAACGAATGATGCAAATACAGACATACCTTCGTTGAACACAGATTGTGCTAGAGATAGTGCGAGACCCATATGACTAGAACTGTTACCCTCTTTCATAAAGGAGATCTTATCCGCCATCTCTTTGTACTCTAGGAATGCGTGGAAGTCTTCGTCGGGTAACCCTAGGGTGTCGTTCAACAGGGCGTACGCACGTTGGTGTACTCCCTCACGATTAGCAAAGGATGCTAACATGTTACGAACTTCATTATTCTTAAACTTAGGTATTAGAAGCTCATGGTAATTCTCACCTACCTGTACGTCAGACTGAGTAAACAATCGTAGCACATGAGTGATAAACACTTTTTCTTTATCAGAGAGTTTGGTCTTCCAATCCTGTACGTCTTCGGACAATTCCGCTTCATCTTCGACCCAGTGGATCTCTTCGTGCTTCTTTGTCAGATCTACCGCCCATGGGTATAGGAAAGGTTTGTATGTTTCTGAAGTTTTTAATAATGACATATGTGTCCTTGTAATATAGTAAGGGGGTGCATTGACCCCCGAAAATTAATCTGTTGGATTACCCTTCACAGGCCCTGCACTCATCGTCGTTCCCTTGCACCAACTCATAGTCGGCACCACCCTTGAGATGTATCATGAGATCTTCGTAACCTCCGATATATCTTCCCTCATAGTAGATCTGAGGAACTGACGTTACAGATCGACCCGTAACCTCTGCGGCAGTTTTCTTAATCTCCGCAAGATCAATGTAATCGAATACTATCCCGCGTATCGTAAGTTCCTCTACTGCCATTTTACAGAACGGACAGTTGTCCTTTCCATAGACTATAGTACGGTTGTCTTCTTGTAACGCAACACGTTCTACTTTGTCTGACACGGTCTCTGCACGGGAACTTGCTTCTGTACGTAGATAGTACAATCCCTTCAATCCTTTCTTCCATGCGTTGAAGTGCACCTTATTAACATAACTCTTAGGTGTACCCGATGGGAAGAATAGATTAACGGACTGCCCCTGACAGATAAATGGTTGTCTGTCGGCTGCATGAGTCACCACCCAATTCTGGTCTAGTTCCGCCGCGGTCTTGTATATTGCCTTCTCACCTTCGTTCAGGAAGGGTAGGTGTTGCACCGACCCCTTCTTGGTGATAATACTAGTCCACGTGGACGCGTTATCATGACCCTTATCCCGTAGGAGTTTGGTCAGATAGACGTTCTTCACTAGGAAAGAACCAGCACGAGTTCTGTGCGTGTATGCACAAGCCTTCAGTGGTTCGATCGATGGTGACGTTGATAAAATGACTCCCGACGATGCGTTAGGTGCTATTGCAAGTAGATGCGAATTACGCACCCCTGAACCTAAACCGTCCGAGTATTCACCTCGCTCTTTCGCAAGGAGCCAAGACTCTTCTACTGCTTGTTTCTTAATATTCTCGAAAACTACTTTATTAATTTCCCGAGCTTTATCAGACTCCCAAGCAACAGAGTGTTTCTGTAAGAGTGAATGGAATCCCATTGCACCCAATCCAATTGATCTTTCACGTTCCGCAGAGTATCTTGCTCTAGAGATGCTGTCCGGTGCGTTCTCAATAAAGTACTCAAGAACGTTATCCAACATACGGACGATATCTCGTACAATGTTGGTGTCCTTCCAATCCTCATAGTACTCTAAGTTGAGGGAAGACAGACAACATACCGCAGTTCTATCTTCTGATGTCGGTAAGTGAATTTCATTACATAAGTTTGACCCGTGAATCTTTAGTCCCTTATCCTTTAGAGGTTGGGGGAGATCGCGATTCGCAGCGTCAATAAAGTTTAAGTACGGTTCACCCGTACGGAATCGAACCTCAAGGATTCTTTCCCATAACTTACGTGCATCGATAGCTTCTTTTACTGAACCATCTTTGGGGTCACGCAAGTTAAAATCTGTGTTACCTATTACTGCGGTCATAAACTCATCAGTAATATTTATAGCATTGTGAATGTTCAATGCTTTCCTTTGTACGTCCCCAGTAGGGATACGTATATTTAGGAATTCTATAATGTCTGGATGATGCACATCTAGGTATGCCGCATATGACCCCTTACGGGTCTTCCCTTGACGATACGCAATCATGTCTGCGTCTACTGTGTGTAGGAAAGGAATCGGGCCAGGCGCAATGTCAGACACCGTACGCACGTCACCCCAGTGGCCACCGACACCACCACCCATCACGGACAACCAACGCAACTCAGAAGAGTGCTCGATTAAACCTTCTAACGTATCAGGTACGTATGTAAGGAAACATGAGATCGGCAATCCTTTAGATTTTTTATCACCTACCGGAGCATTTGACAGTACGGGGGAGGAAAACATGAACCATTTCTTGGAAACATACTCATACAGTCTTCGTGCCAACACTTCATCCAACTGACCTTTATACATAGACCAAGCAGTCGCTGCTCTGGCATATGCATCTTGAGGAGAGGTCTCTCCGTCGACCATATAGAAGTCTTTTAGCATACCCACAGCATAATCTGTGAGTAATTCGTCCCGTTCATATTTCACTTCAACTGTCATTATTATTCCATTATATTGCGTGTAAGTTATATCAGGACATCTTTATTAGTGATGTCTTCTATGTAGTAGATCTGCTATATTATACTCTAGGGGACTCTACTTGTCAACCCCTTTACTTGCTATAATCGTAAAAAGGTTCATCTTCTTGGTAATCGTAATCTTCGATAACCATCTTCTTACCAGTGTTCCAGAACTTCTCGCAACACTTTTGTATATAGTCTTCCTGTTCTGCGGAGTCAAAGAGTCCTTCCCACATCAGATGATTACTGAACGGGCTCTCTGGATTTTGTACTAGGAATCTTTCTTTGGACACTCTGTCAAAAACGGAGTAACCTTGCATAGCAACATAGATTATATTGCTCTCACAAAATTGGTGTGGAACTAGTTCTTCAAGAACTTCTTCAACATCATTCATCTTTTCGAGAATGACTATCATGTAGTCAGCGTGGTGCAGTAGTTTCATAATATAATCCTTAGTGTAGGTATAGATTATATAGTATTATGAGTACTCTGTAAAGGGGTAAATCTATTTTTTTTAGAATTTATCGGGGAATATTCTTCGGAGTATAGCGGCAGCATCTTTGCGCTTCTTCTTACGGTCATGTTTTTTGCGTACAACGACAATTTGTTCTGGGTTATCACCTGCACCAGCTACTCCGGTGGTGTTGTTAGTGATCTCTTCGTCGAACTGTTTCATGAATTCTTCGTAGGTTTTCATTTCGTTATCTCATTAGCAGAGAACAGTACACGTCTACCTGTTCGTAAGTGGGTTCCTTCAAAAATGGAGATGCCTAGAACGTCATGTGATAGGTTGTCCTCCGCGATACGGATCTGGTCACCCTTACGTACTAGTTCGTCCGCAGAGGTCGTCATAGAGTCATTACGCATACGGTACACCCCCTGACCAACACACCCGTTCTCCAGTACATACCACTGAGAACTTTCCATTAGAATATCCATGACATCTATACCAGACGCTTCATGAATCTTCTGTAGATTAGAGTCCGAGAGGTCTCCGTGTTCCTTAATCAATGCAAGTGCAGCACCATATCGAGCGACTACCGAAGTACCGCCAGGGGCCTTTGCCATGATCTTCTTTAGGTTAAACACTAGACGATGGAATGCGGTATAGTGTTCGCGGTATGCTTCGCGATCATCCATACGATCGGTAGTGAAGTCTGGGTTTTTCTTCCCGTCTTTATCAATGATACCAGCTTTAAACGCACCTGTATCCTCGAACTTAGTGACGAGTAGTTTCAGAAATCTAATTGTATATACTACGTCTACCGCAGACTTTAGGATGCCCATCGTAATTCTCTCAATTTGGTTACTACGTATTTATCCATATCAATACCTGTAATGTCCTCATTTTTTATCGCCTGAAGAAATACAAGGAATGGTTTGATTGTTGGCCACTGTTCTAACGGCAATTTTAATGCCAACATCTCTACTCCCGCCTCATGACCAAACACATTGAAGATAACAATGAGGTGGTTTAGAATGAGACGTTCCGCTAGGTCACCATTCAGTTGATATCGATTGACAAGTCTCTTGACGTATTTAAAACGTTTGAGATCATCAAAGAACTCTTCACCATCGATATGGGTGGGGTTGTAGTAGTGCTTTGCAGCATAGATAACAAGGTTATTCTTATTTAACTTCATAGTATGGGGTCTTTAAACTAAATAGTATTAAATGGTATTTAGTTCTAAGATAAGACGTGATAATACATATCTACAGACACAAGAAATCCACAGTCAAAGGTCGATACTGACTGTGGTTCGTTTGATCTGATCTGGATTATCCGTGATGGATTCCAGCTTCCTGTAGTTTTGCAATCATGATAGTCTTCTTACGACGACGATCTAGGTGCAAACCATTAGCGTTACCTAGTTCATCTAGTTCACGTTTGGTCATATCTTCTATCATTCGAAGATTGGTATCTGCCGTAGGAGTCTTTTCACTAACTACTTTAGTGGGATCATCCTGACGAAATAGATTTAAAACATAGTGGAAAATATCAGTAAACATGTCATCAATTCCTAATCATTTATTTTGGTGACTTTGTATCACCGTTCTTTAGATTGTCTGCACCACTTCGAGCAGGGGCTTGTTTCATAGTCTTACCACCAGCTTTAAAGGTCACATCGTGTCCAGCTTCTTCGCCATCTTCGATCTTCTTGTCAGACTTCTTATGCATGTCGATAAATTTCTTATCGTTTGGTGAAGCAGTATCGTCATACTTATCCGGTGCAGTAGCATTTTTTGCAGCCTTCTTAGCGTCCATTGCTTCAGCAATCTCAGTCCACATCTTTTCAAACGCAGAACGAGTATCTACACTTTCGATCTTAGAGATCTCTGCTTTCTTATCAGCAGTCTTAGGATTCTTTTTAATATCGGAATCTCCGTCAGCTTCTGGTTCTTCAACATCACCATCCACATCTGCAGGCTTCTTCTTCTTAGGTGGGAAAGGTTTCTTATCAGTCTCGACATCATCTTCTTCTTCGTCTTTTTCTTCGGATAGAGTCCAACCCTTCTTGAGGTATTCTGCTTCCTTAGACTTGTCGATTACGATAGTCTTACCACCCTTAGTGACCATAGAATCTTTCTTAGGATCTTTCATTTGACGTGCTTCGTCAGTCTCAACTTCTTCCTTCTTGAAAGGATTAACACCCTTCTTAGGTTTAGCATTGTCAGCAGGTTTCTCTCCACCGTCAATCTCGTTGTCGATTGCCTTACGCTTCTTATGTAAGAACTCATCAGATGAATCTACGTCACCGTCGTTATCTATATCTTTATCTTTACGATCAGTGAACTTCTTATCGTTCGCCTTATCGTCTACTGCATCCAACTTTTTAGCTTCGGCAAGTGCTTCTTGCTCGGAGACCTTCATTGACAAGTAAGCCTCCATAATTTTAGTAGTACTGTGTGACATCATAGTCTCCGTTAAATATATTATGCGTCAAAGAAAACTTTGACGACTATACCAGCAAAGATCGTAGTAGTTAGAGTAATGATATACTGCATAACTTTAACGGTCTTTCCTTGTTCTTGAAGTGAATCTTCCATATCATCCATTCGCATGGAGAAACGGTTCATTCGTTCAAAATGTTGTGAGTTTGCTTTCTCTATATTGATAAGTTTTTCTTCTGCTCGTGCAAGGTCAATCATTGCATCCGAGAGTTTGTCAATCTTATCTTCGATTCTTGCGAGTCGAGACTCTTCACGTTGTACATGGTCTTGTAATATGTTATTATCTGCCATTTTCGATCAGCCCATTGTGTGAATGATATAAGTCCTACTTGATATAATTATTAATATAGTGATATAATTAGTAATATAATATTAGTTGACTTATTAGTTAAAAGTTACTTGTGTATTTATAATCTATCAATTATCTACTTTAGCACCGGCTCGCCATTGATAACATGACCAGTACCGTGCCTTCCACTTCGGGCCAGGGTCTGCACAGTTGTGCCTTGCCCTGAAACTCTTTCGACGTGCAGGATCATCTCTTTTGATCTCCATATTGGGATCTCCGAAAGAAACCTTAACCACGTTGCCTTTCTCGTTCTTTACATATACGTAAAACTTCTTACTACCACCACGGGTAGGATTGTTAAGTTTCACGTTATCTTTCTTACCATCTTCGTTGATGAATACACCGTCTTCAACGATGAGTTCTTCTACGCAGTCTTCACAACAAACTTCTGTAGACTCTCCGATAAACAAAGACATATACCCTCTACGATCTTTGTTGCGGAAGTCTTTCATCTGCTTACCAAACGCCTTTGACATCGCTTGGTTCATTTGTTGTTCTTTCTTAAATGCGACATCCAATGCTTTCTTTGCCGCTTTCCACTTAGGGTTCGACTTCACATTGTCCGGCGTAAGTCCATTACCGCCACCACCATGACCCAAAGACTTCTCTACCTCTTTGAGTTTAACACCAAGTTCTTTGGTCAACTTACGTTGCACACCAACTGACTTGGCAGACGCGACAAATGACGCACCATATTCTTTCTCGGCATCAACACTGTCTGTTATAAAAGAACGAAAACTTCTCATTAAGATCTTGCTTCTCGGATATCGCTAAGAGTTTTAAGTGCAGTAGACTCTTTCATTGAACCAAAGCCAGGATCGAACCCAGTAATGTCTCGGAGGTTAGCACTAGCGAGAAGACGAAGATAACGTAACTTGACTCCCTTAGTCTCAAACTCTGCGTGTTCAATCTCCCCTTCACTAGACTTCTGAGACAGGTTATATAGAATACCTCTCTTAACATCAATCTTAACTAGAGGGAATATATCGCCTGCGACAGTACGTCTAGTAGCATAACGGAATACTGTTTGACCAGTCTTAACCTTTGCTTCCTTACCGACATATGATTTGTCACCGGCATCCATACCGAACAATACAATACCATCTATATTACCGTGGCCACATACCCCAATCTCTTTGTAACCCTTCTTGCGTCCATAAGAGATTGCCTTGTCTTCACCCCAGTTAGGAGCCTTATCCAAGAATTGTTGGTATGCTTCGTCAAGTTCGACAGACTCTTTCATGTCTGCCATCAATTCTTTTACCGTCTTCATGTCCAGACCCATCTTCTTAGCAATCCACTGTGCAGATTTACCTTGATCGATATAGTCATGAAACTCTTTCATTTTTCCTTCTTCAAGGTTTACCGACTCAGAAAATGATTCGACACCTTCTTTAACTACCTTACCGACTTTAAGCATCATGAAATCAACACCCAGACGTTTTGCCGCCATGCTGATTGCTTGACGAGCAGTCTTCGCCTTAACAAAGATTCCGCCTTTACCACCACCGATTGTTTTACCAGAGATAGTTTGCTTTGGTATCTCTACGGTGAATCCACCTACCAGACCTTTGGCACTCTCGTCAATAGATTCCATCGCCATCTTCTTGACTAGACCATGAAATGCATCGTCTGCTTTGATTGGGTTATGAATCTTTTGTCTGATTGCCCTGTGTTCTTTACCACCATCCATTTTTTTATAGAGGGTATCGAACTTCTTCTTCTGAGCAGCAGTCATTCCAGAGGCGTCTTCTTCAACCGACTCATATGAGTAGTCATCTTTCTTCGCTTTCGATCGTGCTTGGTGCTTCTCAATCGCTTTGCGTCGAGCAACTGCTTTCGCGTCTGTCTTGGCAGGGGTTGCATCGGTTGCTTTCTTGTCTCGTTTATGTTTAGGGGTCTGGGTTATAGCCTTAGACACTCTACGATAGTCGTTGTCTTTATCTTTGGCTTCGTCTAGGTCAACAGATTCTGATAGTCGTATATCTTTAAAACTTTTCACTTAACTTCCTCTAGATGCGAAACACCTTAGTAGGTGCTCGGTTAATAGTATTAATATTTAGCGATCTTATGCTAGATCTTTGTCGTGGTTGAGACCACCCTTTTTCTTTTTAACGATAAAGGCATTCACTCGTGCATGACCCCACTGCTGGGGTGTTGTGCCGGGCCTGTGACCCGTCTTCCATGCTGCAACTCCACGGTTATAAACTTTCTGCAATACCTCCGAAGAGATACCGGACTTCTTTGCTTTTCCTGCAATACCGTCTGGGCCTTCGTCCAGTTCAAGCGTATCATACACTGAATAACGTCCCTCGTCAAGGTATTTCTTAAAATTAATCATGGTTTCCAATTCCCTAACATACGGTGCAGTACTTTAGTGTCCATACCCGAATATGTTTTGGCGACCTTCTGTGCATAATACTCTGTACTATGAGTCAGGTTATTCTCATCACTCTTACGAGTCAGAAGATTCTTCAAAGTCATCAACGCATGTTGGTATTGTTTTTTATTGATGGTCTTAGACTTTACTGTGTCCATGAACCCTTCGTTAATACCTTGACTATTCTCTTCTGCAACACAATCCGGTACGGTCTTACCACCTTTCTTTTTCACACCGACTTGCTTGTAACCGTCCCAACAATCTTCGTCATACATGTCCTTAAAGGATTTAGTATACTTGGAAGGTTTGGTCTTTGCGTTAGCATCGCCTGGCGCAGGGCCATCTTTCTTTGCTTTGAAGTGCGCATCACGTTTTGCCTTGGTGGACTTCGCAAGTCCTTTGTGATAACGTGCTGGTTGAGTACCTTCGCGGTCTTTGATATCAGGGTCTTGTCCTTCATACTGGATGACTGGACTGCTAGTCTTGAATCCCTTCTTACGCATAATAGTCTTGTTAACCATTTCGAACTCACCGTCCTTATAGTTTACAACGACAGGTAGATTTAGGTCTGACTGCATATCTTTCAGTACTGCCTCAGCATCCCCATGCTGTTTTATGCCTTTGCCCTTGTTCTTTGCAATCTTCTTAAACAGACGTTGAAGTTCCGTTACCTTAATAGCAGGACTATTACGGGTATCATTCATACGGTCTGCGAAGTGTCGAGTAAACTCGATGTCGATATTGAACTTCTTCAATAGACGGTCACCGAACTTCTCTAGATCATTAAGTTGCTTCTGGGTCACGTCTTCGGAGATTAACTCTACAGACTCTAACCATTTACGCATCTTCTTACCATCGTTAGTTTCAACGATGACATAGTTTGCACCTAGGACGGATATAGTAGCAACCTCTTCACTTTCTTTGATTACTACTATATCGCCTACCTCGAACAATTCTCCTTGCACGAATTTCTCTCGTGTTTCAGATACTATCTCTAGTTCTAGGTGATTACGGAATTCACTGGCTTCCTTCAGACCCATACCCTTACGCACGTCATTAAACAACTTACGTGTGTCAGGATTTGACATTGTCTTAGGAACACCTTGGGAGAAAGAAACGAAATCGTTATTAGACGCGTTCTCTCTTTGTTTGGATGCGGACATACCTTCAATACCAGCAGAATCTGGATCTCTCTTACCGGCAGATACTACTTTAATGCTCTTGAAGTTATAAAAACCATGTCTGGCCTGTGCACCATTGTATTTCTTTAATAGTACATCGAATTCTGTAATTCTGTCGTCACCCACAACCATAGTTACTGATTGGTAACCTTGATCGTGTAATGCGACCATGGCGTTGATAGCTGTTTTAACAGACTTATCCACCATGATATTCCGTGCATGTTTCGGAAACATCTTTCTTGTGTGCTTGATTTTATCGGAGTATGATAACGGGTTCTTCTTCGCGTCCTGTGACTGAGACACAAATACTTTATAGTCTGACTTCCCAGACTTCTTCGCTAACATATCCATTACCTTACCATGACCAATCGTAGGAGGATTCATACGACCAAACGTGAAGTAGACTTCGCGTTCTTCTTCGATAAGATATTGACTAAAATTCTTAATCACTTGTTATCACCGCCTCTAGACCTGTTTCTTTTGCGTTCGATTTCTTGCTTACGAACTACCTTCACAAGTTTCTTAGCTTGTCGGTCGATACGGGATTGTAAAGCAGGGCGTTCTAGTCTCTTCTCGATATCTTTCTTACGAGCTATCGACATCTCTCCCTTGTCTTTACCTTTAGTGAGTTTGGATATTACTGCGCTACGTGCTTGTCGACGTGCACGTTTCTTTAACGTGTCCATGTTAGCAATCTTCTTTTCAGAACGTTTACGCGCAATTGCTATTCTAGATTTGTTTCTTTTCATTCGCATCGCAAGTTTTCGACGTTGTTGTACGTCGAGTACTTCCGTTACTAGATCTTTAAATGACAACATGTCATATAATCCTTCTGTTGGTTTATCCCATTATTATCTTCGAGCTGAGTCCCAGCCCTTTAATATATCGGACGAAAAGTTGTTGTATGAAAATTCCATACGGTCAACCAATTTCACCGCGTCACCACCAAGTGTGTCAATTGCTACATAACCTTCTTCACCAGTCACTTTATAACCTTTAGAAGTTTTCACGAAAGTGTCAATCAACTTTAATTTGTCTAAACTATTTATAAGTTTTAATTTAACCAAAACTATTAATTTTTGCAATTCGAACATTTTAACTAGATTAGCACGGTTAGAAGGAGAGAAAAACTCCATTTCATCGGCATATTTCTGTTTCCACGTCTCTTTACCACGTTCAGACTTCTTACTGTCTATCTCTTTCTTGTAGTAAGCTTGTCTATTACTTATCAATCCGCTAACATGCCTTTTTGAGTCCGGAAGTAATGCACCCGCACGAACAAAGGAATTGTTGTATGTCTCTATAGATTGCGCTAGTTTGGGATTGCTCTCTAGTGCACGTAGAGTTGTGGAAGAGGTTTGTTTGAACAACAACCCTATCTGAGTCAACAGACCATTGACTTCTTTGGTATCCTTTTCCGACATTGTTGCTTTAGTCGCGTCTCGCAACATCGCGTCCTGAGACCATACGTTTCTAGACTTCTTTAGTTTAGAAACATCCACTCCATATGAAGCAGACATTGACTCAAAGTCTTTACCTTTATAGGTAGTGTGCCACACGATACCGATCTTAGCATCGCGCACTTCTTTAGATTGGTCGTACGGCACTGCATACGCAATAGTGTTTGGGTGGAACACGGTATACTTCTGTCCGTCGATGTTCTTAGTGGACACATCTCCTTTACCGAACAGGAAGTCTCCCTGAATTACACCCTTGATTCCCAACTCAGGAAGATATAGTAATGCTTCCTTTAACTTTGCATTTAGGTCACCTGACGTATCATCGTCGATGTCTGCATTAGTCTTATAGACCTTTGGGTTCTTATTGAAGATACCTTTCTTAGCAACAAAGAACTTACCGTCACTTGGGTCGGTGCCACAAAAGATTGCAGGAGCACCGTCCCACTTTACTGAGACGCTTCCCTTTGAACTACCGGACAACATATCTCGCAGACTTCGCAGAGCATTAATAGCCTGACGCGTACCATCAACTCCACCGTACAGGACTTTGTCCTCAATGTGAGTCATATGCGTATTCTTTTGCTCCGTTATGAAATCTGCGAAGTTTT